TTAGATTTTGTCGATCCACCTTTACCAGCCCAAAGATCTTTGCAAGCCCAATACGATGCTGTTAATTTACTTTTCTTTTTATCGCAACCATGTCTAGCTCTAAAACTTTTACGAGCTGCAGCTGAATAATTATGTCCATAACTAGTGTGGCCATAATGTATTAATTTTTCTTTACCACCTTCGCAAGCCTTAACAACTTTTTTCTTTTGAGGCTTAGGTGATCTACGAGGCTTATTGCAAGCCATTTTACTTTTATCTAATTTTCTAAAAGGCGGTACATTTCTGCTTTCATCAAATCCAGCAGCAACACCACCAGCTCTACGTCTACCGCAGCTAGTTATAGGAAAAGGATTTTTATGTTGTATATACGCCATTACTTATCTATTATTACATTAACAGAATCATTTGAATCATCTAAAGAAGCAAAAAACACTAAGTCTTTTCTAGCTATAGCTTGTTTGTTTTTACTATCTAAAGTAGGGCTTTCTTCAGTTGTTCTTTTTTCTTTTTTACGTTTTCTTCTTCCACACTTAATTTTGCAATTAAAGCAGATGCATCTGCCATAGCATCAGTATTACCCTCTTCATATGCCATTTTATATGCTCTTTTGGCTTCAGCTAATTGACTTTCTATTTTGCCACCGTATTGAACATTAAGTTCCTGACTGGTTTCATTAAACTTAGAGGTTAATTTTTCGTTTTCTGCTTTTACTTGTTTTGCATAATCAAGTGCTGCTTGCTCTCGTCTTTCAGCTTCTTTTGCTTTCCAAGTTAAAGTATCTATACGCTTTTTTACATCATCTCGATGCTCTGAAAGTTCTTTATCTTTTTTCTGTTCAGCAGTTTCCTGCTGTTCTTCTTCATCTTCTTCAACTTCTATATCTAAAGTAAGTTGCTCTTGCTCTTCGGATTTTAATTCTTCTTTTTCTTGAACTTGTGTATTATCCATTTTTTACTCCTTATACGTTTAAGATATCTCTAGGATCTGTTATTACAGCCAAAACTTCATCATCATTTAATAATCGAGGCTCTGCACCTTGAATTTTAAATCTTGATCCTGCATATCGACCAAATAAAACCCAATCACCTTTTTTACACCAAGGACCATCAGGAAATTTATTTTCATCTTTATATGCATCTGGACCTAAACTAACAACATAACCTGTATTCGTTGCTAAATTAGATCTTTCTATAGTTTCATCTGCGTAGATTATACCATTCTTTTCTTTTGGTATCGTATAAGGAAGGATTCGCCAACCTGTAGGTTTTGGTAACCTTTCAAGGGCAGATTTATTATCTTCTTCCTTTGGTAATCCAAACGTAGATGGATCTAAAGGATTAGAAGTTGACTTCTCAGCCAAGCGTTCCTGTTCTATACCTCGTTTTACGTGGTCAGGAACGAAAAGTGTTTTAGACATTGTCAGCATTCTCCATTCTATTTGCTACATTTTTTAAAGTTTCTTCTACGTGGGCAAGAGCAGAAAGTTGCCCCATAACATTTTGATATTGTTCCATAGAAGCAATACCATTCGACATAAGCATTTCGCTTAATTCTGCTCGTCGTTCTGTCACTATCTTTTTTAAAAGATATTGAAAATCCATTATTTAAGACCTGTAAATTTTATCCCTTTTATCGCAGCACCTCCACCTTTTGAATTTCCTGCTGCACTTGCTTCATCAGCCATATAGTTTTGCATATCTTCACCAGTGCCACTTAAACCACCCATGCTTCTACCTTTTACTTTTATTTTTCCAAGCATTTCTTGTAATTCTTTAGGGTCAAGACCAAGCTCTCTTTGAATATCTAAATCAATTATCGCTATATTATCTGGATCTGTTTCGTCGCCTCTCATTTGTATAAATTTTTTAGCTTCTTTTTTACCCATAATTATCTCCTTGTTGCCATTGATGTTTGTGCTTTTAATGCTGCTATATCTTCGTCTGATTGGATTTCTCTTTCTTTTATTTGCCCATCTTGTTGTAATTTTGCTGCAGCGAGTTCTTGTCTTGCTCTATCGGCAGATGCTTTTCTTTGTACTTCTGCAGCTTCTATTTGTAGTTCTTGTTCTTTTAATTTTACAATAGGATCGAATTGACCTGTTCCTGCTATTTGCTGTGCCATTTGACTAATCTCCTGAGTTGCTTGTGCTGTTGCTTGAGCTAATAAGGCTTCTTGTTCTGGAGGTAGTGCCATTCCTTCTGCAGGTAATGGTTGACCTATTATTTGTTCAACTTGTTGTCTATACTTTAACGCCAAATGTTCTTGCATATGTGCCATAAGCGTTTGCATTGCCATTTGATTCCTTTGTATATTTGGATCTTGTAAAAAAGCTGAGTGCGTAGCCACGTGTGCATCGTGATTTTGTTGTGGAAACGCTTTAAGTGGCTTCGCCATAAGAGCTTCAGCATTTTCACTTGCTGGATCTTTTGGAACCATTTCAGCTTTAGGTGGTAAAATTGAATCGATATTTTGAACACCCAACGCTGAATACATTCTTCTATATGCTTCTTGTAAGTCATGGATCTGTGGTGCTGCCTGTGCTAGTTGAAGTTGTGTTTGAGCCATAGAGATACGTTGGCTCATGCTAAACATTGCAGGATCACTTACTGGAATAACATCGATACGATCATCGAAATCGTTAATTTTCACAGTAGTTTCAGCTCCTGGAACATTATATGGATATTCTGGAGATAAAGATTCTTTCATTACTTCAGCTAATATTTTTAATTCTTGTCTTTGAGCGAAATGTAATCTTTTATGTATTGCTGATAATATTTTTGTGCCTTGTTCTAATAAAGCAACTGTCGTACCAACTGGCATCGCTTGATTACTATCTCCTACATTTATATCAGCTACTGAAGCAAATCTTCTTCCACTATCTATTAATACACCTAACATTTGTAATAAAGTTGCTGATGGTTCTTTATAAGGAAGTGGCATAATCGCTTCACGGATCGAAGATCCTGGAGCATCTACATCTCTAAATTCTCCAGGTTGTAATGGCTGATCATCATCTCGAACTCTTAATCCTCTCGACTTAAATCCTGCTGGTAAATTAGCTAAAGTTCCTGCATCAATAAGTTGTCTTAATATTGAAGTAGCAGATTTAGTTAATCCACCAATCATATGAATTAAACCAAAACCATAAAACCCTAATCCAGGAGTAAATTTATAATGAGTAAAATATCTAATTCTTTGTTTTAATGGATCATCCTCTTTAAAATTTCTTCTTATAGATAAGACATCCATATCTTCAGTTAATGTAACAATATACGGTAATGCTATTCCTGTTGGCTGTTCATCTTCATCAAGATCTTCATATCCTTCTATATCTAAATCAACATGCATTTCTAATAAAGTTACTACATCAGACATATTAGCTGATTTTCTAAAACCTGTAATACTTTGTACTTTTTCTTTAGCTTCTGAATCATCTAAGCCTTCGTCTTCAAATATTTCTATATCTCTATAGAACCCTGATACTTGTAATTTTCTTAAATCGTTATAATTCATAGTAACGACATGAGTAAAACGAGGACAAGTTTGTAAATTACTTTCAGTATAAGATACAACTAAATCATCGGCAGGAACAAATTTACTTACTGGTCGTTTTAAATTTTGATCATAATAAGTCTTTTTAAAAGCAGATCCTGTTAAAGGTAAGTAATATAACATTTGATCTAATTCAGGATCGAATTCTTCCATGACATCAAGTATCATGTAATTCATAAAACCTCTTACCCTTTCGGCTTGGTCTTCGACTTCTTTCGTTGTTTCACCGACGATCCTCGTTTGGACTGGACCCCCTGGAGGGAGGAGTTCTTTGTACGCTTGGCTTTGGAACTGCGTCGCACTTTCTGCGAGGAGGGGGTGGTAGACCCCTGACGCCCCCCTGAACGGTTCACTTCTTTCATCAGTGCTCGTTCCAAGGAGATCGAGTCCTTCTGTGTAGCTGTCGAGCCACTCTTGCCTCGATTCTGTATCTTCTTTATAGGATTCAATAAGATCGGCAGCCATTTCGCTAAGTTGAGCTTCGTCGATATTTTCTGCCAAATTTTTGAAAAAATCATCTGTATCCCCTTTTTCTGGTTCCTCTTCATAATTTACTATAGCACTACCATCGTCTAAAAGAACAGTATTATCAGCATCAAATTCTATTTCTGATGTTTCTTCTTCTACTTCGATTTCTAC